AGATGCTTTCTCGTTACTATAACCATAGTATTGTTTGACATACTCTATGTCTGATACCTTCTCCTTACGTAACCAAGGAGAAAATCTCTTCTTCTTTCTCAATATATTTAGATAAAAATTATATTGCATGTCCTTATCCAAGAAATGATACCGGTTCATTTCGTTAGCAAACAATACACAATCCAAGTGACCTGACAGACACTTGTTGACAATAAAGGGTGGATACTCCTTGACAAGAGTGGAGTCTTCTTCAATAAGATTCTCCTTATTGAAGTTAATAGAATTCAACCAATCCTTAAGTTCCATATCAAAGAATCAACTTCTTGCTTGGGGTTTCAATCTTAGAAAAAATCTTTTTGTAGTTCTCTACAACCATGTCTTTGGCTTCGATGATATAGACAATATAATCCCTAGAGATTTTGATTGTAGTATCATCTGCAGAGAGATAAGACCAGGGAGAAAATCCAATCTGACCTTGTGCATTAGGAAGTGCTACCAGTGCATTCTCCACTTCGACATACTCATCAGTCTCATTGATCTGGGTGTAGATGATCTCTTCACCTGTGTTCATTCGTAATACTTTGACTTCCATGATTTAAATTAGAGTGATAGTGAATACCATAGACCGTCATACCTATCATTGTCAACCAATAAAGTGCAATGGCTAGTGTACCAACGGTCACCATTTTACCGGGATAATCACAGAACGCATTGTTCCGTCCCAGTTGATTTTCTACAGTGGTGTAGATGTTCTGTTTCTTAATCAAAATTGACCCAGGGCATCCACCCTGTCATCTCCTGTACAAACTCTGTTGTACTCTCTCTGGCAATCCTTACTTCGTTTGCCATGTCTCTATATCCGGTACCGACATAGACTTGCCCCGCCACCACTGAGACAGTTGCAATGCCCCAGAACACGTAGTACCAATGTGATTTAATTTGTTTCATCATTTGAAGTTACACTCCACCATAATCTCGGTCAAACATGCCAACATATTTATTTCTTGGTCCGCGACGAAAGAACTCTGATACTGGTACTTAGCAATAATGAGAACAGCAGCAGCAATCCCTGCACCATCCAGTTTTGTATATACAGCATCGTAAACACTACGAAGCAATACATTAGGATCGTTGTCAAGATTATCGACCACCCACTTACGTACCTTTGAGAAGTCTTTCTCCTTAAGGTTTCTAAAGAGTTCATCAGTTTTGACATTACTAAATGCTGCAAGGATACCAGTGTCAATCTTACCACTGACTGAATATCTTTGTAACTCATTCAGAACACGTCTCCAATCAGGAAAGTGTTTCTGGATAAGTTCTACCAAGACCTTGTTATCATATTCAATACTTTCTGCAGCCAAGATTTCTTGGAGACGTTTGAAGAAGAGTCCGGCAACCTCCTGCCGTTCCTTTCCTTTGATGGCGAAGTCAATGACGGCGCAACGGGAATGGAGGGGGGCAATGATTTTGTTCTTGTAGTTACAGGTAAAGATGAATCTGCAATTGCCAATGAACTCCTCAGTAAACGCCCGTAGGCAGAGTTGAACATCTGGGGTTGTGTTGTCAGCTTCGTCAATGATGATGACTTTGTGTTTAGAATCTGACGAAAGTGAGACGGTCGAAGCGAAATTCTTCGCATTGTTTCTGACAGTATCCAGGAATCGTCCTTCATCGGATCCGTTGATGACATAATAATCTACTCCAAGTTCATGACAAAGTGCTTTGGCCACTGTTGTCTTACCACAACCAGGAGGACCAGATAAAAGAAGATTAGGGACCTCACCCTTCTCTACAAATTGTTTGAACGTATTCTTGATTCCCTCAGGGAGAATACATTCATCAATAGTCTGTGGTCGATAGGACTCAACCCAGACAAATTCATTACGACTCATTATCAAATCCAATCAGGTTTACGATCAGGGATACGAAGGTAGTTGTCCTTCACCCAAGGTTTAGATGCAATATACATCTTGTACTTGTCAAAGATGGAAATTGAAGTATCCAACTTAAACTCGTCAGGACCAGCAAAGATAAAGGGTGTCGGACCTTTACCAGATCTTCCTGTAGGGTCTCCTGTAGGTAGTATAACACGAGCCTCCTCTAGTGTCTTACGACAGGTATGTACTTTGTTATACCGTAGTTCATACTCATCACACATTGCAAGACCATGGGTAAGTAGCCACCGCCAGTTCATCACAAAGGAGTTTGCCCAGATGGTGCAGGGGTGGTTACGGAAGGCACCTTTCTCTGTCTTGTATGGTTGACCGTCTTGACGGTGAAGTTCACCAAACCCATGACCCCACTTGTCTGAGCAGACGATAGAGAGCATCTGACAGGTCTCTAGTGGCATCTTGACGATGTGTTTGTCAGGGAGAACCCTGGCAGACTCAACTGGACTTTCACTGGTAACAAAGATATTCATGACAAAGGTCTCTGAAAGATTTCGGATACAATGTCTGTTGCTTTCATAATATCATACATGTATGTGGCAGCAGCTCTGGGTTCTGTGTGATCACCACACGTAAACACATCACATACTGCCATACCATTCTCTGGCCATGTATGAATAGAAATATGAGACTCTGCTAGAAGAGCAACAGCCGTTACTCCATGAGGATAGAACTTGTGGGATGAGATGTCAAGTAATACACTTTGAGATACAGAGGCAGCATGAGAAAGGACATTCCTTACATGTGCCTCGTCATCCAACAGATCGTATGGACAACCCTTCAGTGTGAAGAGTATGTGTTTCATCCAAATGTAGAGTCAGGCTCAAGAGCAATGTAATAAGTAACATCGATGTTCTGATTCTGGAAACGTGACAGAAGTTTCTCTGATACAACCACATCGTAGTTACCGGGAACAATCTTCAGGTTCTCTTCCTTGAAGTTAAAGACAAACTCGGTAGTAGTCTCACCAACCACGATAGAGAAGTCATTAGAAGTATCGTTCTTCTTGTCACGAGCGACCAGTTTGATCACACCGTTCTCACCAATCACAGAGATGTCGGGGAGTTGATAGACAGATGCAGCCTTCTTCAGTTTCTCCAATTGTTGACTGGTCAGTTGGAAACATACATCTTCGGTGGGAAGAGTAATCTCTTTCTCTGGAGGTGCAACAATCACAGAAGGATCTGCAAAGAAATACTTGGAACGAGAACGACCTTCTTTGATGACCACATACTGATCGTTACCAAAGTCCAGATCAGGTGAAGAGTGGAGAGACAGACCGTTCAGGAACTGGTTCAGGTCATAGATACCGAAGTCTTTAGGGAACTCCTCGGACACATTGGCTTCAACCAGGATGTTCTTCATCACTGAGATTGAACGCAACTTCTGTCCTTCCTTGAACAGGATAGACTGATTGATAGAAGAGAAGTTCTTGAGGAGACTAACAGTTGATTCAGAAAGTTTCATAATTATTTTTTGGTTGCTTTGTGATACCAGAGAAGTGATACAGGAGAATACAATAATGGATGGCCTTGAGGATGTCAAGTTTTGACTTGCCATTCTTCTTACCAAACCGTGACAAGTATTTGATAGCATTGGATCGACAGAAAGGTTCTGCGTCACCAATACTTCCAATCAAGTCTAGTGTCTGAGTTTTGTTGTCGTTAGAGTAATGTGCTTTGTACGTTCCACTCAGATAGTCACGCACTTCTTTGAGGATTACATCCTCCTCATATTTCCAAAAACCATTAGCGTTGTTGATATTCAAATCAATTGAACCGGTAGATTCACCGGGGAGGGGTGTCCATTCAAACCCCTCCTCAGGTAGTTCATTCATGTAATCATACAATAAGGACCATGAGTTCATTCTATCAACTATCAGCCTCCTTGTCAATCATTATGAAGTCTTCATCCACTTTATCATAAAGTTCGATGAATGCAGCCTTGGTCTCATCATCAAATCGATTGATACAAACTTCAAGTGCCTTGGCCTTATTATCAAAGATAGAATACGCACGAACGATATGAACCAGACGACGGGTTGAGATTACTTCATCAATACCACCATCAAAGAAGGTCTTACGGATAATGTCAGCCCAATCAACCAGATGCTTACAGAAGGCCTTGTCTTGACACAGGGATGACAGGATCTGAATCTCTGTCTTTGGTGTCGGATAGGACTGTTCAAAGGTGACAGCGAAACGCTCAAGGAATGCCTCGTTCAAAACGTTGGTACCGATGAACCGACCATCTTCAGATCCCTTACCCTTGGTGTTGGCAGTGGCGATGACATTGAAACCATCTTTGGGTTTGACAAACCTACCGATCTTCTTGAGGAAGACACCCTTACCTTCAAGGATAGACTGAAGACACAGAATCTTGTTAGAAGCCAGATCAACCTCGTCTAGAAGAAGTACTGCTCCACGTTCAAGAGCCTCGATGACTGGGCCATTATGCCAAACAGTCTCACCGTTAACCAGACGGAAGCCACCAATAAGATCATCTTCGTCAGTTTCGATGGTAATGTTGACACGAATCAGTTCTCGTTTGAGGACTGCACAAGCCTGTTCAACCAAGAAGGTCTTACCATTACCAGAAAGACCTGTAATGAATGAAGGATAGAATAGACCGGACTTAATAATCTTTTTAATATCTGTGAAGTTACCAAAGCTGACGAAGGTATCATCTTTTACAGGGATAAGGTTTTGCTCGATTGCAGGAAGTGCTGCGGGTGATTGATAATTCTGTTCCAACTTCTCTTGAACGGTCAGATTCCACTTACCACGACCGACCTTGTAAGAATCAAGCTTACGGGTCACGGTGTTATATGTGGTGTCATTCATTGCACACCAGGCGCGGACATCAGCGGTTACTACTTCTGATCCGTACAAGTTGGTGAGAGAGGAAACGATATACTCAGTAGAGAGTGCCATGTGTGATGTGTTTTTCAATAACGATAGTATAGGACAAAACCACCTCTGAAACGAGGTGGTTGTGACGGTTTCTCAAGTGGTCAGCTGATGATATCCACAAACTGACTCAATACCTTTCTATTTAGAGACTTTGAGTTAAGATTCTTAACAAAGGCAGACTTGATTTTTGCTTTAGATGCACCTTCCTCAACCTCAAACTCGGTTTCATTGTTAAGTGCAGAGGTCAACATACCAAAGTATGATGTATATCCGGCAGATTTAAGTGCAACAAACTTATCCTTACGG